GCGCGAATAACCGGCGGCATACCCCCGTCGCTGGAAGAACCTATCACCGGGGTACGGCTGGCCATTGGCATGGCTCATCGTGATTATCGGGATCGAATCGTGATCCCTTGGCGCTATTCTCTGATCTGGTCAGATGCTGAAGGTTGTTCCACACATGGAGACCGCAAACAAGCTCACCATTTAGCGGTATGACATGGTCGACTACCACGTCGACACCTTGATCCCTCAGCACCCTGGCAGCCCTGTACATGGCCTGTATGTCAGACTTGCGCCCCCACTTTGGGCGTTGCTCTGGCCTGACCCGCAAATAGATCTTCCCTTCTCTATGCGCATTGCGCTCTACAGGGTTACGACCTTTCCAGCGGCGTACCGCCTCACGGGCCGAATCGCCTCCGTCAGCCTCTCTGGCGCGCCTCATGCGTTCTCTGGCCTTATCCCTCAGCAGATCATTCGTGCATGGCTTGCACCGCTTGCGAAGCCCTACAGACCCGTCTGGCAGCTTCCTTACTGGGAAGTGAGCTTCATCGAATGGTTTATCGGTCTGGCAAGTCGTGCAAATCATGGGGATACTCCGTTTTGGTGCGAACAGAATATCACTGCGCGAATTATCTCACGAGCGACCCCAATCAATAACGTCATCAATCGCCTGTGAGAACTGGCCAAGGTACTCACGCTGCACGACCTCTTCAGCGATCTTGAAGAACTCAAGGCGCTTGCTGTACGTGGGGGCCTTGTTGACGATGATGAACATGGGGCGAATGGCGCGACCGAAGGCTGTCTGCTTGGCCTCCCATATCGCTTTGGTGTTCTTGATCTTGGCAATGAAGTAGCGGCGGGCGTTGCCTTTCTTCTTGGATCGCCTGCTGCCCGATGCGTTAGCCGTTACGCCTGATGTGGTCTCTGCAGCTCCAAGCCCCGACAGGATCTTGACTGACAGAGCGCCAGGCACGTTGCCGAATGCGTTCATCACGTCACGCGTTGGGATGGCGTACTCACCCGAACCAATCAGGCCTTTCGCAATGAGTGCTTTCTCAAAGCGCTTGTGCCCGCGTGCGCCGCCCTGTACTTGCGGTTGAAGGTACTTGTCTGCGGGTATGCCGCTGTTGAACGAGTCTTTGAACCAGACTCGGGCCGCATTGCCCTTTGGCTTGGCGGCCTTGATGAATAGCGACTTGAGGGTTACGGGCGTTGGCCGGTCGAACTCGCTGGCCATCTTGTCGGCGATCTCGTCGCGGACCTTGTATGCGGTGAGGGTGGACGCTCGGGCGAGCGCCTTGGGCAGTTTGGCTTCGCCCAGCTCCCGGAGTGCTCGACTCAACAGCTGGACATTGCTCTGTGCCCGGATCTCAATCATCGAAGTCGTCCGCAAGATCGTTCAGCTGATCGGCTTCGCAGGCTTCAAACTCAAGGTCTTGAATCGCGTCTTCGAGGTCATTCATGGCGCAAGCTCATTGGTCTGGATGACCTGAATTATACCCTCCCAGACATGAAAAAGCCCGACCCCGTACTACCTCAAATCGGATCACGGATCGTGCTTTTGAAGAGGCGTTGCCGCAGTTGGAAGGCCCCGGCGCGCTGTCGTACTACATGGCGTTTCCCTCTGGGTTGATCATTTGTCACCACAAGGAAGCTGGAGCATAGACGAAAAAAAGCCCAACGTGTTAGGTCGGGCCGGTATCTGAATTCATCTGCATCGAAAGTCGACCTGCTGACACCTGCCAGCGCCTATGGCTAAGCCAGATACCCTCGCTTCCGTAGAATCGCCTAACCAGCCTTTGAGCCGGTAGCGGGGCCTCGCATCACTGCTACTGGGTTCCGATTCAAGCCGACTTTCGATAAAGACGATCCCGCATGTGCGGGCACTTGGCGTTGGTTGATCGTTGGTCCGTATCGTGGACCAGTCGGCAGGTACAGGCGACCAACCCACCGAAGACCTTTCGGCGCCTGCGAGATGGATGTTAGAGCTACGAGGACTGCAACGCAAGCGGGGTCACGATTGCGATAACGCAAGGCTCCAGCGAAAACCGTTTGGTGACGTGGTAGTCAACGACCTGCGTGTCATCGACCCATACCGCGCCGTTGAACGCATCGCAAATCGCCTTGATCACGTTGTCGCCGTCGGGCTTCTTGGTCGGAACCACCAGGCCGGCAGCGCAAGCCATCGCCTTTTTCTTGCTGTAGCTCTTCGGTATGGGCATGAAGATTTGCAGTTTCAGCTCTACCGGCCCAGTCATCAGCGGTTGGCCGTGCATCGAAAGAGCGGCCTCCCGCTTGCATTTATCTTCGTAAGCCACGGTTTCCGCTGGTGTGTAAAGCTTGGGGAACGGCTTCGTGGCCATGCGCGGGCGACCCTTTCCCACCGGATCGCCTTCAATCAGGATAAATACCGAACTCATCGCGACTTACACCAAAACCCGGAAGCTACCGCCGTCTGCTTGCCGTTCTCCCCTATCAGACTTTCACGCAATTGCCCGAGTACCCCGCGCGCCTGATCCTTGCTCAACGGCTGATTCGAGCGCCAGGCGCGGATATCTTTCTCGCCGCTGGGCAGCTGTAGCCAGATCTCGCCGATCCAGATAACCGGCTTTTTCGGCAGGCGGCCAATAGTCCGCGGCTGCGTGCCTTCCATGTTGCTGTGCCATTCGATTTTGGCGCTCATACTACGTTCGCTCCCGGCCAGATAACCCGAGCACTCGCCCGAGCCTCTTCATGCGTCAACTCGCCTTCCAGCGAGATCATTGCAAAAGGCGGATGACCCGGCAGGATCACCAGCCATACGCGTTTTTTCATCGCCCACGGGCCATTTGGTGGCTTTTGAAAATCTGGCTAAGCGTCAGCTCGGATTCCCTGCTGAATTGCGCTGCTTGCTGCTGCCGCGTTTCCATGAACAGCTCGGCATAACCCTGGCGCTGATTACGAACAACGATTTCCAGCTCGCGGACCTTGACGCTCAATTGCTCGACCTTATCGTCGCTGTCGTTCGCGTCTTTCTTCCAGTCGGCCAGCTCGACGTGGAGCCGGCGTATCTCTTCACCGGCGAGCCGGAGTGTTTCCTCGCTCTTGGCATGGGCTGCATCGACTGAAGCCAGCCGCGCCTGTAGATCATCGCGTTCGGCGCGCATCTGTTCGGCAAAGGAAAGGGTCTGTTCCTGCCTGAGCGCTTCAAGATGCGCTTCAAGGCAGCCTTCAAACTCCAGAGTGAGCTTTCGGTGTTTGGCCGCGCGCCGAATTCGGTCAAGGCATTGATACATGGCTCTGCGTGTTGTTTCGACGATGTTGGTCATGCTGTTCCCCTATTTGGTAACTTCAGAAAGGAATTGGACTGTGAAGCCAGTTGCTGTAGGCCTGCTCGCGGGTCGTTCCGTACCCGTAGCCGGTCGTCGGTGATTTGGTGATCGGGCAAATGATCGGGCCGCTGCACTCGTACTGCATGCCTGGGCGCGGGTTCTTGTTTGCGTATGGCCTGATTCGTGGCTTGTTCATGGTTCCTCAATCCAGCAACGACTTGCTGGCATAGCTGCGTGACGGTCTTTGTTCTGGCGCTTCGTAATCGGCGGCCAGGTCGCTGAAACTGCTGTACTTGCCCTGATAACTCGCACGCACGGTGCAGGCTTCAAGGTCTCGGGCAACGCCAATGATGATCTCGGCCACACCGCGGTATTCGGTGTTTTCGTTGTAAACCTCATCCCGGTACACGAAGAGGATCATGTCTGCATCCTGCTCAATGCTCCCAGAATCGCGCAGGTCAGACGGAATGGGTCTCTTGTTGGGGCGAGCCTCAAGTTGGCGGTTAAGTTGACTGAGCGCGATTACAGGGGCTCCCAGCTCCTTTGCCAACAGCTTCAGCTGACGGGTTATCTCCGTAATTCGCTGAACTGAGTTCGCACGGCTGTCGTCTACGTCCACCAGACCGATATGGTCAACAAGGATCAGATCAAGCCCGTGGTTCATCTTGTGGCGGCGCGCCACCGACCGGATCTGATTTATCGTCGCGCTCTTGCGGCCATACAGCGCCAGCCCGCTGTTTGCAATCTTGGTCGATGCGGCCAGCAGCTCATTGGGATGGCTGCTCATGGCTGTGCCTGATCTCAGCGCGTCAAGCGGAATGCCGCCGATGCTCGCCAGCGACTTGTCCATGAGCTGCTTGGTGGACATTTCGAGACTGAACACCAGAACCTGCTTGCCGCAGTGCACCGCGTTGTGATCAGCGATGTTCATGGCCAGGGTCGTCTTGCCCATCTTGGGACGGCCCGCAACGATGATCAGCGCTTCCGGCTTCAGACCCATCAGCTTCTCATCAAGCGACTTGATGCCGGTCGTCAATCCGTCGATTTGGTCGCCCAGCTGCTCGCGCCGCTCAAGCTCGCTGACATGCTGCTCAATGGCCTGTCGACCGGTGATGATCACCTCTTCCACCGGCCCCGTGCTGACGGACGATATCTCGGCCTGCGCTTGGGCGATCTTGTCTTCCGTGCTGGCATCACTCTCGGCGATCTCTAGGATCGCGTTTGCAGCTGCGTAAAGGGCGCGATCAATGGAACGCTCGATCACGGTCCCTGCGTATGACTTCGCATTGGCCGCGCTCGGCACGTTGCGATAGATCTCCGTCAGATAGGCCAGTGCACTGTCGCCGTTGTCGAGTCGACCAATGCGGCCTGACAGGGTAACCACGTCGATACTGGTCCCGGCGTCCTTCAGGCTGAGAATGGCCTCAAAGATCTGGCGGTTATCAGCGAAGAAGAAATCCGACGGCTTCAGGTCTGCGGACAGAATGTCGATCAGCTCGGGCTTCATCATCATCGCGCCCAGTACGGATTGCTCCGCCTCTTGGCTGTACATGTCGCGGATCATGAGTAATTACCCTCAGCGACTTTCTTGAAATTGGCCGGCTTCATCAGCCAGTCGAATGCAAAGGTTTTCTGGCTCATAAGGAACTGGCTGTCTTTCACCACGACGAAGTACCGTTCCCAGAATTCGACCGACTGAAATTTCTTGTCCTTGCGCCATAGCGAACGAACTGCTTTGCAGCGCGCTTCATCACGAATCCTGACCTTCGGCTTGCTGGTAAGGATTCTCTCGTATGCGTTGAAAATGGCTTCGTACGGCACGTCGTCAGCTTGCTGATGACAAGATGCTTTTTGATTACTGGTTATTTGATTACTGGTTATTTGATTTGTCGGAGAATTTTCCGACCTTACCTCGGATTTTTTTCCGACCATGCTCGGAGAATTTTCCGACCTGTTCCACTGACGGCCCTTTTCAGTGATGCGGATCAGCGTGATCTTCGACGTGTTGGATAACTCGATCACCTCGATCACATGCAGCGCCTTCAGCAAGCGATAGGCGGTATCTGCCTTGTCAGTGAGAAGGGGAAGTTCTTCCACGATTTTCGCCTTGCTGATCGCGTAATAGGTTTTTTCTCCGATCACGACAGGGCGCGCCCACGATGGAACCTGATAGATGAACGCGAATAGCATGGCTTGCTGGGCGTTCATGCCCCATTCAAGCGCTTTTGCTTGGTTGATCAGGACAGTGAACTGCATGATCAGTCCTCCCCCAGCGCCACGAACGCGCTGGCCTTCATCCCGAAGGCATCGGCAAGCTTCCTGATAGTTGATGCGTGAATGTCAGGCCGCGCCTTGAATCCACTGATCGACTGGCTGGTTATGCCAAGCCGGGCCGCCAGCTCGTGTTGCGGCATGTTCTGCTTTGCCATTGCCACGCGGATAGATTTTGCGATGTCCATTTTTCCCCTCACTACGGGTTAAGTGTTTGCAGTGCCAACAGTAACAGCCGTAAATCATTTTTGGTAGTCCTGCGATGATTTATTTTGATTTCCACAAGAACGGCATAAATTTGACAGTTACCGCAACGTAGCCCATAGTTCGCCCCGTCTACGGCCAATCCCGGCCCGGACCAGACCCGCCAGGCATTAAGGGAATCGGCGGCTTGCACTCTCAGCAGGTAACCCAAATGCAAATGCACAGCCTCGCGCAAATCTTCATCACGATTCAGGAAGCCAGCCACAAGGTTGACGAAATCGCTGGACAGATCATTGACGCCATCAGGGACGCCCAGGCGGATACGCTGGACGACTTCAACGAGATGGTTGATGACGCCTATGCAGCGAACGGATGGAGCCGGCAAGTGGGCAGGCCATCCGAAGAATCGCAATTGAGCCCGGCCCCGAGAACCGTTCAAAGCTACGTTTCAACCATCCGCACGGCCTACCGCCAAGGTCACAACGTTCTGGAGTTCGAAAACCTTTTCGAGCTGCGCAAGGCGGTCCGCGGCAGCAGACAGCCATCACAGAGCCCGGAAACCAAATCGCCAGAGCTGAAGGGGATCAGCATCAAGAGGGTCAACAAGATGACCGGCGCGCTCTGGCACGACCTGGTGGTCGTCTGGGAGCACCTTCCGGAGCAGGATCGGGAAACGCTGGAAGAAAAGCTTTACCGGCTGCTGGGTCAGTTCTCGAAAAAGGCGGCAGACCTGAAAGCCGCCGCTTGAATGATCCCGCTGCAAACAACAAGGCCGGCATCGCACCGGCCTTTTTTATTACATTACGCATTCAATGAAGATGCGCGCCGCTTCAGCGTTGATAGCGTTTCCGTAGGCGCGCAGTCGTCCCACTCGGGAGGCAACGCCATCAGCCAGCGGGAATGTGCCGGGTTCAACTGGCCGCCACCGGGCATCCCGGCAGAGGAGCCAGTCAGCATCTGCCCATTGGCCGTTAACCGGGCCGGCTGGTCTGTCCGGGTCAATGCAACCGCCTGATTCAGGGGCATGCCCGTATCCTGTGGGCGGGAGTCCTTCGCTCCTCGATGAGCATCCGCCGCCGTCACTGTTGGCCACCCGCAGAGATACGCCTGTCGAGGTAGCTGATCCAAACGGTCGGCTCCGTCCCGCTGCGCCGTCATGCCCGGCGTGTCCTTGTGATCCCGTGTCGTTGGAGTGACCCACCCAGAACAATCTGTCTCTGATGTGCGGCGCACCGACGCCCGCAGACGGGAACGGGACAGCCCCGAAGGCGTAACCCAGGGCTTCCAGGTCAGCGTGTACAAGGTCGACCCAAGGCTCGACAGCTTTACTCGCAACCTGCTCTCCAAAGACGACTGGAGGGCGGCACTGCTTGATGAGCCAGGCGAACGATGGCCAGAGGTGTCTTGAGTCCGCAAACCCACCTCCCGCGCCTGCCGAGCTGAAAGGCTGGCAGGGACAACTTCCCGTCCATACTGGTCGCGTGTCGTCCCATCCAGCGCGACGAAGTGCGAGGGACCAAACTCCAACGCCAGCGAAGAAATGGCATTGGGTGAAGCCTTTGAGGTCGTCTGCTGTAACATCTTCGATACTCCTTTCATCTACAACGCCGGGTGCTATCTGCCCCGCTCCGATCAGGTTACGCAGCCACTGCGCTGCATAGGGGTCGAACTCGTTGTAATAGGCGGCCATCACTGACCGACCTTTGTCCGCTTTACCTTGCCCCGCGTTGCCAGCTCTACGTGAGCCTGGCGCGACTTCGGCACTTCTTCGCCCCACGAGTAGATCGCCTGCGTTGTGATATCCAGCGCCGCAGCGGTTTTCTTTATGTCCCCGAAATGCTCGATGACGTCCTTCGTTTTCATGGATCCAGCCTCATTGGTTTGATGCCTCACACCTTACCATCGTAAATTATTTTTGCAAGCAGCTTGCAAAGCTCTTTGCATGAGAATACAGTTCACCCATCGAAACGAACAACGGAGCAAGACGGAATGAGCGACAACGACCTGATGCTAGCCATGATCGCGGCCTGGAATACTAAAGACATGAGCACCTATTCAACGCTCTGCAAAGAGGCAGCAATCCGCAACTTAGCAGAATGGTCCGAGGAATGATTTTGCCGCTAAACCTAAAGCCCCTTCACCGGGGCTGTGCCAGTACCGAAATGAACAAAGGGGCAAGACGAAATGGCTAAGAAACTGACCAACATGCAGGCGACTCGTGCTTACGTGGAGAACATGCAGAAAGAAATCGATCTGCTTCGCAAAACGTTGAGCGAAACGCTTGATTACGCTGGCGGTAGTGACCTGCCGGCCGATCACCCTCTGGGTAAAGCATGGGAAGTTCGCCGCAAGTATGAGGAGCGCGCTCCCAAGTGACTCACCTCAAGCCCCTTAACTGGGGCTTTGCCAGTACCAACAACCGGAGGTACCGAAATGCAGACCATCCCTACCGAAGCTCGCCGCCTGATGGACACTTACGCCCATACCGCTCGCACCACTGAAAGCGATGCCGTGGCCGAAGCCAACATCAGCGTACTGACTGGCATGATCGGGTACGCGGTCACCTGCGGCCATATCACGGCGCAGCAGCACTCCGCCGAGTGGCGGGCCATTACCCTGATCCGCGATGAGCGTGCAGCGCGCCGGCTGCGTGCGGCATGATCCGGTTAATCGTCGCTCAGACAGCAACATTCGTAACATACGGCTACTCGCTGGCCGCAATCTTCACAATTCTGGAATGGATGATTCGCACATGAAAACTAAGCCTCAAGCAACCCGCGCCACGCCTTCGCAGATCCGCCTTCACATCGTCCGCCAGCGCTTCTTGGGCGAGCTGATCATCGGCAGCGAGCGCGGACCCAGCCGATGGGATCTGATGACCTCCGCTCTTTGCCTGGCAGCACTGATCACGCTGGGCGTGTGACAGTCGTTTGAGGCTTGTGATCTTGCGAGAGCGCAGGCACCTGAAACCACTGAGCAGTAGAAGTATGGAAGAACACGACGACGATCCCATCTGCCCGTACTGCACGGCAGAGTTCTGCAATCAATTCGCCTTGATGCACCACGTCCGTGAGTGCCAGGCCATCATCGGCAAGACCGAACCAGAGGAAGATTGATGAAAAACCCTGATTGCCATTTCTGCAACGACACGAAGAAAGAGCCGGGCTTTGATACCTGCGTCTGGTGCGCCGATCCTGTTGGCGAGGTAATCGCCGAGGACAAGGTGCGGCTGTCGCCGGCCTCCATCAAGCGCGCGCTGTCCGCCAACAATGGCGTTCCGTCGACGACTGTCCCTGTTGATCGTGACGCCGACTACGACGCCCTCCGCCAGCAGCTGGCCGACGTGACGGCGCAACTAGATGAAGCCAGGTCGCTGCTGCGCGAAACCTCGAAAGCGATTCTTTCCCACCAGGCACAGCAGCCAATGTCCAACCGTATTGCGGCGATGCTGACCAAGGCTCGCGCAAAGGTTGACCGCTACCTTAATAAATCCAACGGAGTAAAACCATGATCCCCAACTTCGGCAACATCACGGCCAGCGGCGTGCGTTATCGCTTCCCCGATATCGCTCCGGCCCACCTTCACTGGATCGACCCCAAGGGTCATGAGAACTACTTTTGCCCTGATGACGGCGGCCTTTCTGGCACCAGCTCCAACCCGCGCACCGAACTGCGCGAGACCGACGAGAACGGCGACGACTACAACTGGACCGTAGGTGACGCCCGCCACTCGTTCAGCGCCACGTTGCGCGTTGAGCTGACTGGCAAGGTCGGTAAAACCATCTGCGCCCAGATCCACGCGCACAAGGCACCGAATCCGTTTGTGATGGTTACGTGGTGGAAAGGCGAGATCCGCGTTGACTATCGCGAGACGCCAGACGGTGACGCCCGCAAGGTGATCGCTATGCCCTGGCCGCTCGGCAAGCCGTTTAAGATTTTCTGGATAATCTACGAAGACCGTCTGCTGCACATCAACCTGCAAGGCGAAAGCACTGACGTGGTGATCAGCGAAGAGTGGGACAAGTACCCGTTCTACAAGAAGCGCGGCGCGTACATCGGCGGCTGGGTTGTCTATGAGTCTTCAGAGTTGCGTCATGAGCCGGTGGGGGTGCAGTTGTGAGCGGGCAAACCAATCAACCGCCAGCGCTCGGCGGCGAGCCGGAAGTCCTGGGCTACCTATTCCGTTGGGATTACAACCACGGAAATGGCTGGACAAAGAATCAAACTCGGTTCGTTGAAAGCATGGAACACGTCGAACATGAAGACCAAAGTTCGTTCCGCGAAATTACGCCCGTTGTGAGCCAAGCCAGCATCGCCCCGCTACAGGCTGAGATTGAGCGGCTGACTGCGGAGCGCGATGCACAGATGGAAGTGGCGAGATCGAGATTGATCGGGCAAAAGCGCGCCAATTCAGACCTTCGTAAAGCTCAGGCCCGCATCGCCGAACTTGAAGCCGGGCAGCCCGCCACGGCGAAGGTGGTTCTTCCTGAGCGCATGGAACTTCGTTCATCTGATGGATCGGAAACTTACGAGACAAAGGCCTGGAACGCCTGCATCGACGCCACCGCCAAACTGAACGGAGTAACGCCCGATGAGCAATGAACTGGAACCGTGCCCGTTTTGCGGTGAGCAGGTGAAGCAGCCCGTGTCGCGACCATCTTCAAATGACAAGAGGGACGGATTTGTGGCCTTCCTGGCCTGTTATTGCGGCGGTTATTCGGCAACCGCACACCGCATGGGCAGCGGCGAGAACGAGCGAGACGCCGTTCGTGACGTGATTGCCAAGTGGAACAACCGCGCCCAGCCTGCCGCCCCTGTGACGACGCCTGAGCCGGTGAAACTCCCCGAACGGAAACATCACAAGTGCCACGGGCTTACTGCTTTAGACATCGAATGCGATGGCTGGAACGCATGCCTTGATGCAGTAGAGAAGCTCGGGCCGCTCTACACCCACGGCCGCAAAGGCTTGGTTGAGCGGTTGCTTTCAGAGATTGAGAGGCTGAATCGAGAACTGCGCGCCCACGCCGATGCGTCCGAGGTTGAGCGGCTGCGGGTCGAGAATAAGCGTTTGTGGACGGCGTACAGCGACCAGCAAGACAAGCGTATTGCCGCAGAGGGTGAACGCGACAACGCACGCGCCCAATTGGCCGAGCTGGGTGCGCTGCTGCGTGATGCCCGTTCAGACATGCAGATTTGGTGCGACAAACACCCTGATGAGGCGCCGCTTACCAAGCACCTTATTCGGACTATTGACGCCGCCCTATCCGCCAGGGCAGAGCCGATCGCGCCGAAGTACCCGATAAGCCACGGGGCGCACATTACTCAGTTTCACGATGAGACGTTTGTTTGGTACGACGAGGCGGGTCTGCAAGGCGGAGTGACCTACTCACTCGGGCAGGCACAACTTGCGGTAGCTTGGCACGGCAAGCAGCTGAACGGCGGGGCGCAATGATGGCAGGCCGCGAATACAGATACCTTGAGCGCAAGGCCGCCGGTGAAGAGGCTGCACGATGGTTGCAGCCTTACGCCAGTCGAGCCGCTGCCGATGGGTTGAAAGACGTCACGGTATCGCTCAAAGACCTTCAGGACGTTCTGGCTTACATCCAGTCGCAGACCGCTCGCGACAAGATCGAGTTCTGCGGCAAGAAGCTCGGGTACGCCAGGGCCGGAGACATGCGGGATCTGATAGGCGGAAAGATCAACGGGATGTGCATCAAGCGCGTGGCGGGCTCACAGTTCAACATCGAAGTTACGTTCCGCGAGCTGCCCGAGTATGTCGAAAAGCCAGAATCTGTATTGACAGGTGATGGCAGTTAGTACATATTTCGCTTCGCCAAGGCCGTGGAACGCTGAAGCACCGTAAGACCAGATGCCGGGGAATCAAGCCCGATGTAGCAACGACTGTTCTGCTCCAGATCAAGCCTCCCCGGCACTGGTCGATCTGGAAACAGAGTTCCACCAGTCGTTGACTAGATCGGGTTTTTTATTGTCTTGAGGAAAGTCCATGAGCAACCTTGTCGCAATCGCCAACGAGATCTACGGAGCGCGCGAGTCGTTCGCGTCGGTCCTGACAGATCGGTCCCTGAGCTTCGAGCGTGAAGCCGAGTTTGCAATCCAGACGATCACTGGCAACGACTTCGCCATGAAAATCGCGATGGGCAACAAGCAATCGGTGTTCAACGCGGTGACCAACATCGCGGCTATTGGCATCAGCCTTAACCCGGCAAAGCGCCAGGCGTATCTCGTGCCGCGCGATGGAAAGATCTGTCTGGATATCAGCTACATGGGCCTGATGGATCTGGCGATGGCGACCGGATCGATCAAGTGGGCCAAGGCCGAGCTGGTCTATCAGCAAGACGCGTTCTCTCTGAACGGTTTCGACAAGCCGCCGACTCACTCGCATAACCCTTTCTCCAAGGACCGTGGCGAGATCGTCGGCGTGTATGTGGTCGTGAAGACTGCGGACGGTGACTACCTTACGGACTGCATGAGCCGCGAAGAGATCGACGCGATCATGAATCGGTCCCAGTCCGTGAAGTCGGGCAGATCGTCACCGTGGAAAACCGACTTCGGCGAAATGGCCAAGAAGACCGTAGTAAAGCGCGCCTACAAATACTGGCCGAAGACCGACCGGCTCGATAAGGCTATCCACCATCTGAACACCGACAGCGGCGAAGGCTTGGCCGCGCTGGCACCGCAAGGCCCAAGCGAACTGGCCGAACAGTGGATTCAGCGTGCGGCTGAGTGCGAGACGGCGGAAGCGCTTAAGGCATGCTGGACCAGCGCACAGCAGTCGTTCAAGGATGCTCAGGATCGCAGCGGGCACGCCCAGTTCAAGGCGTTCGTAGAGAAGCGCGGCCAGCATCTGAAGGCCCAACAGGCACCAATCGAAGGCGAAGTTGTACAGGAGAACGAGCAGTGAAAATCCTACACCTTGAGCAAGGTTCCGATCTCTGGCTGGCAGCGCGCGCCGGAGTCTGCACGGCGTCACGGTTCGGTGATGCACGGGCGAAGCTGACCCGCGCCAGCGCCAACGGCAAGGCGGGCGATCCAGCGGCAAGCGCTTTGGTCTACGCCTGGTCAATCGCACTTGAGCGCATCGCGGGCAAGCCGGTAGACGAGTCGTTCAGCACCTGGCAGATGAAACGCGGGACCGAGCTGGAGCCGCACGCACGATTTGCATACGAGATCCAGACCGGACTGATGGCTTCCGAGTCCGGCATCTGCCTCTCGGACTGCGGTCGCTACGGTTACTCGTCTGATGGCCTGGTGGACGAAGACGGGATGATCGAGATCAAATGCCCGGCGGCACCTCAGAAGATCGGCGCTATCTGGTCGGACCCTGAAGGCGCGGCGGCTGAATACATCGATCAGATTCAGGGCGGTTTGTGGATCACTGGCCGCAAGTGGTGCGATCTGGTCGTCTTCTGCCCTTGGCTGGAGTCGGTCGGCAAAGACCTGTTCATCAAGCGCATTGAGCGCGACGAAGCGTACATCGATTCGCTGGCCGCCGATCTGGAAGCATTCTCCAAGATGGTCGACCAGTACGAAGCCGTGCTGCGCCAACCGATGAGCGCCTGACATGGACTTCAAGCTGGAATCCGAATCGGATCGCAGTCGGCTGATGGGGCATATAGCCGGGCTCAACCTGGAGAAGCCGCGCAAGGTTTCAATCGTTGGACAGGACCGGAGCGCCGAGCAGAACAAGAAGCTGCATGCGCTGCTTGCTGATATCGCCGCCCAGGTCGAGCACGCAGGCATGAAGTGGGATGTAACGATATGGAAACGGCTCTGTACCGCCGCATGGCTTCGCGAGCGCGGCGCGTCAATCCAGATGATCCCGGCAATCGACGGCAAGGGAGTAGACGTGCTGTACGAGCCGACAAGCAAGCTGAGCATGAAGAAGTGCGCCGAACTGATCGAATGGGTTACCGCATTCGGTGCAGAGCACGGCGTCAAGTGGAGCGCGACCGATCATTGGAACGGTCGTTACGACCAGTAACCGAACACCATATTTCACCAAAACCAACCCAAAAATAGACGTAAGGAAGTACCCCCATGAAAGCAGAACATAAAGCCATTCTTGCCGCCGCCGAGAAAGACGGTGTTTCCCCAATGGAAAAAGACGCAGCGCTGATCGTGCATGACATGGTCAACGCCACGCGCAAGCAAATGGCACGCTTTGAAGTCGGGTTCAACAAGATGACGGAGAAGCAGCAAGATGCCGTTCTGGGCGAGCTGGCTGACTCCTACAAGGAAACCGCGTTGATCGTCGCCAGGATGATCGCCAGCGCCGGCACGCCATCCATTGGCATGACCTGCAAGGATCTGAAGATCAGCAACGGCACGTTGACCGGCATCGTGGGCAGTGACGAAAAATACTTCAACGACCTGATCTCGAAGGTCCAGGACAAATCCGAAGTGCTGATCGTACTGTACGAGCGCGACTATGCGCAGGGGCTGGACAACATCCAGGCGGACAAAGATCAGCCGTCGCTCGATCTCGATGGCCCGGCAAACGAAAAGAAACCGCGCACCAGCAAGCCGAAGGCCGAAGACAAGCCGATTGACCTTGCTCCGAAGATGATCGAGGACGCCATCGTCTTCGTCCGCAACCAGCAGACCGCCGCTTTCGCCGCCATTCAGAACCATTTCAAGATCGGCTTCGGCAAGGCTGAAGCGCTGCTGAAGGCGCTTGAAGATCTGGGAGAAGTCCAATTCGTTGGCGACGACAAAAACGGCCAGTACGAGCTTGTACGCCGTCAGCCGGTGGTCACCACTGAACAGGGCGAAAAGGTAGAGATTGATCCGGACAGCGCCGAGGTTTTCTACGCGACTGCGGTGAAGGCCGTCATGAAAGCCGGTTCCACCGCTGACGAGGTTCTGCGCCCGATCTACGGCGACGACGACAACGCTATTGAAGTGGCCCTGATGCGCATGGAAGAAGACGGCATCGTCACTCCGCCGAGCCCTGAAGGCCTGCGCGACGTGCTGCAACTTCCGGCTTAAACCGGACACGACAGAGAGCCTCGCTTATGCGGGGCTTTTTTATGCCTTCGATATCGCATTGACATTCTTCGAGTGAAGGCTATATGATCTCGCCACACACACCAGAAAGGCATACCGAAATGAGCAACCGAGATACCGTAGAGCGTCAGAAATTCGTTGTGCGCTTCGACGACGAGACCAGCCGCGATCTGGTCGACGAGGCAGCGTCCAAGCAACACATCTCGATGAACGCGTTTGTTTTGCAAGCTATCGATGAAAAGCTGGCGCGTGGCCGCCGCATGGATCGCCTGCTGGATATCGCCGAGCTGGCCCTGAAGTAATCAATCAGCCGTCAAACACCCATCAAACAAAGACCGAGGAAAGACCATGAAAATTGATTGGAGCAAAGCTCCGGAATGGGCAAATAGCATTTGCCGGCATATCGGCGGGTCTAGGGCAGCAGTAGGTGACAAGGGATACAACTTCGACTTCCATCGCAAAGAGGCCCCGCAGCTTCCTTTTAAAGATCAGTATTGCCCGCGCAACTTCTTTGTCATTGAGAATCGTCCCGCTCGTGATCCCGCCTGCGAACATAGCGAATCCAACCGCCTTGGCTTCCCTGAGTGTGGCGCAGAGTTCAGCCAGCCAAAATACCAATCCCCGATCCGAGCAGAGGTTACCCCGCCAGCATGGACCGGCGAAGGCCTGCCGCCTGTTGGGGCGATGGTGGAAATATCCCGGAAAGGCTTTGGCATAAGGAAGGGATCAGAAGATTTTCTAGGTCTCCCCGTTCGCGTAGCAGCGACCTTCACAACGGCTGACTCAGGCGTTGCAATGATCGCAGTAGATGGCGGTACATCTCTTGGGTGTGAGGTATTCAGAGCTGATATGGCGATCCCCATCCGCACCGCCGAGCAGATCGCGGCGGAAGAGCGAGAAGCAGCATGCAAGCAGATCTGCATTGATGCGGGTTCGCCGGAAGGGACTCGCGGCCAGATGGAAACTGCCTACAGGCTCTACGACGCGGGCTACCGCAAGCAGGCAACCCCATGAGCCGCATCGAATTCATCGCCGGCCTTCGCTGGGCTCGCGAGACGTGCGAAGTGCTGGGCGTGCTGGTCAACGCAGACCACAACATCACTCCAGTGGTGGACGTGCTGAAGCGCGGGCTGATCGACAAGCCGGCGGAGTATGCGAAGGGCGTTCAGTCGTTCATCAACCAGTTGCAGCAGGCGGCGGCGCAGGCCGGCAGGGGGAAGGTATGAGCGAGCACACACCGGGGCCGTGGGTTATGCGGAGAACCGCAGCGGGATACTCAGGAACGCGCGGATGGGCCATCGACTTTAACGAAGATCAGGAACAGGTCGTTGACTTTGTGTACGAAGAGGCCGACGCCCGCCTGATCGCCGCAGCGCCCGAACTGCTTGCCGCAGCTGAATCCGTCATGGCTTGGTGGGAGCAGCACCAGTACGACACATGCGGGGAGCGCGGCGAAATCAATGTGTTCGACGAGGAACCGGATTTCGTTGTCCAGGCGCGCGCCGCCATCGTCAAGGCCAAGGCCGAGTAGGGTGTGGGTCAAGGTGTGGGGCAGGCGCCTCACCTCGCCCAATCAAACCTTAGCTATCAATGACTTAGACGATCTGTACGCAGAGGATGTGTCTGCATACAGGTCGGCGAGAACTGGAGTAGACATAGCATGACAATGAGCAACGACAAGCTGCGGGAAGAGTTTAGGAAATGGCTGCTTGAAGAGCATGGCCTTGAATCCGAGTGGCAGTCTGAGCGGAATTGCTTCAAGGATTTCCCAGCCCATCTGGCGTATCTGGCCTGGCAGGCCTCCCGTGAGTCGCTGGTGATTGAGCTGCCTTCATTCGATGGCTATCGCGAAAACATTGTTCGCGAATTGCAGGCCGCATTCCGCGAGCAAGGTGAAGCCACTGGCCTGAAGGTGAAGCCATGAAGACGCATTACCACCCCCATCAACAAGACGATTGTGAAGAGCAGGCTGCCTGCGGAACTTGGCTCGGCGAGGATAGCAACCTGTCTGGCGAATGGTCCCGCGTGGACTGCCAACGCTGCATCAAGAGCAAAGAAAGAATAACTCTGTCAGTCGCCGCCGAGGAATCTGCAATCGCCCAGCAGATGGGCGATATGGCAAGTTTCATGCGCGAGGTGAAGCCATGACCATCGACAAAGCAAAGCTCAAGGCGCTGGCTGAGGCTGCAACACCGGGTCCGTGGTTCTGGGATAAGGGTGAAGACCCTTTGCCCCACACCTATGGCATCGCTGACGGCTCTGACGAAGAGCAGATGGTGGTTAACCAAGAGTTCGGAATCGAGTTCAAGGAAGACGCCTACTTCATCGCCGCCGCCAACCCTGCCACGGTGCTGGAGCTGCTCGCGGAGATTGATCAGCTGCAAGACAGCTCCAAGATGCGCGCGGTCCGATCGCTTCGTGGCGATGTGGCGGATCTACTTGCAGAGCGCGACCAGCTCAAGGCCGAGAACGAGGCGCTAAAGGCCACGCTGGCAACCGAGCGCCTATCTGGTTTCGCTGCCGCCTTCTATCAGATCGCAGAAGCGGTTGGCGTTACCGGGGAGCGTGCCGCAACGCCTGAACAGGTATTCAATGGCGAGGTTATGCCGGCGATTGAGGCGATGCGCAAGGATGCTAGGCGGTATCGGTGGACAAGCACTGAGGGTAATTGGGTCGCCCGCTTCCACGGAAAATGGAGGGCTCATGTCGGCGAGTACGGCGACGCCCAGCCAACAGACTGGTACCCGAGCCGGGAAGAGGCGATCGACGCCGCCATGAGCAAGGAGGCCGGCCAATGATCACCAAACGCAACGTCCTGTGCTGGTCCGGCGGGACGGGTAAGCTTGGTCAGTACATCATGCTGGAGTGGGTTTCTTCGAAGGGTTTTTACTACCAGGAAGGATCTATTCTTCTGAGCGGCGAAATGCGCGAATGGATGGAAGACGCGGTGACAAGCCTTCTTTCAAGGCTTGAGCAATTCAAGATTAAACACGGTATCAACGAATAAAAAAGGCCCCGCAATGGGGCCTTAGTTTTTCATCCTTGAAACAGATCCCTTACATTATTGTTTCTTGACCGGCGCGGTACAGGTACGTCGGCGTGCCGGTGTTGTTCACCGTGCGCAACCGTGCGTAGTAACCGGCTGGGACAAAGCCCGAGACTACGCCGGTCTGGGGCTGAACGCCTTGGATTGCCACTGCAAGGCTGTAAGTCTGCCCAAGGCCGCTGATCGACAGCGTTTGCACGTTGCTGGTAAAAGCCGCATTGCTGGCGATTTCAAGGATCACGTCACCGTTTTGGCCGCCCGACAGGCTGGCTGTCACCACGAGTTGAACGCTGTAGGTCACCCAAGCTGGCCGCGTGGCGTTGATCTGATAGATCGTGTTCAGCGCTCGTGTGGCCGCCGATTGCGTTGGAACTGGAGCTGCTGCGCCAGCGGGACCGGCAGGCCCGGTTGCGCCCGTGGCACCGGCGGGGCCTTGAGGACCGGGCGGACCAGGTACGGTACTGTCTTGTCCCGCCGGACCAGGAATTGTGCTCGCCGGACCCGTTGCACCCTGATCACCCTTCTGCAACACCAGATTGAGCACGGGCGCTGCCTGTGTGCCGGTCAGTGTTGCGCTCGACGTTGCGCCGCTGGTTACCGTTCCAATCGACAGCGCCGGGCTTACACCGTTGGTTCCGTTCGTGCCATTGGTTCCGTCACGCCCTGCTGGCCCTGGCGCGCCTGCTGCACCCGTTGCCCCCGTGTCGCCTTTGGGTCCGGCGGTGAGCGGCGCATTCAGAACGCCGTTGGAAAGAACAAGGTTCGGCCCGAGCGTAAAGAACACCGGCAATTGGCTGTTTGCGTTGAAGCCAAAGAGGCCATCAGTCGGCGGCTTGACGACCAGACGGGTGAGCGTGGCCGTGTCCGCCGCGTTGCGCTGGTTGATAAACAGGTCGTTGCCGGCGGCCATCGCCCAGGCCGGGAGCAGCGCAAGCGCCGCGATAATCAGTCGTTTCATTTAAACACCCCGCGACCAGGTATTGGCCCTTGATTTTGTGAAGTCCACGCAGTCGCCTGCGGACAGCATGACGAGCCAGTTGTCTACGGTGCCGCCCTCGCATTGGAAGGTAACGCTGGCGATCTGCCGAGAAGATCGGACGAAGAAGCGTTGGCCAAGCTTGGACTGGCTTTCGCTCGGCAGGTTGATCACGACGGAATCCAGATCGGTCGACGGCACCAGGTCCAGAAGGTTGATGACCTTTTCGCTGGGCGGCGCGGTGATCGTCTGCCCTTCAGTCGGGGCCAGTGTCGTGGAGGCCGCGCCGCTTGAAGCGATCAGCTTGTCCAGCGCGTCCGAATTTCCAGCCCCGCCAGCGTTAAGCGCTCCCTGCTTAAGTTCCATACGGGAAGCCTCGGGTGATGATCGAGCAGACGAGGTTCGTACTGTCGCTGATCGAGACCACGCGGCCACGGATCTGCGACCAGTTGGTTTTGGCGATGCCGCCATCGACAGCGCGCGTGGTGCCGGAGATGTTGAGCTGAACAATGGGAATCCAGTCGTTGCCGGTGTTCGATCCCTCAAGGATTACGACTGCCGATACCGTCGCCCCCTGTGAGCCCGCTGCGGAGCATTCGACGCTGATTTGGGATATGTCCCTGGCCACGATGGCGAGTGACGTGTCGCCGGCCTGCTGGGGGCCGTTGAATAGATTTTGTGGCATGGCTGCTACTTCCTTTCTCGTGGCCGGCTCACCCGCCGACTTTGCACCGTGATTCTATCGTCGTGATGCGTGACTGTAGGGCAATTATTTGTGCCCGCTGGGCCTCTATTCCGACGGTGAGACGTAGATAAGCTCGTTCAGCACCGGCAGTAAGTCGGGGGGCGTTTCCATCATGTATGCCGGCGTTGGCTCCAGCGGCTCCGGCTCCGCTACCGGGACAGGTTGCATGGACGGACAGCCGGCGACGACCGTCAGCGAGATCAGCAGCAAGGCTTTCATTGCGAGATTGCGCATTCTTCAAGCTCTCTTGATAGGTGTTCAGGGCTGCTGTCGTTTCCTGATTGATCTGGCGCTGAAGCCTGGCGGTGTTGAGCAGGGACTCGGCTCGGGCTGCCTGCTGATCGGCAGATTCGGCGAAGGCGTCACGCTCGGCGCGGGTCTGCTGGATTTCGTTGTGCTGCCACCAGATAGCAAACGCCGCCAGAACGGCGGCGTATACCCAGATCGGGACCAGCTTCAGAACCGATAAGACGGCGTTCACTGAAGCGCCCTTGAGACGCCCTCGGCGATGACCGAAGGTGCATAGGGCAGATATCCGTTCTCGTGCTTGATAATGGCCGTGGTGATCTTCAGCAGAGTCGAGCGGTCAAGAATATTGATGATCTGCGTCGACGGAACGCCCAGTTCCTTGGCCACGGATTCGACGTAGGCGCTGGTGTTATTTTCGACGGGCGGTGCCCAGCGGTTGATCGTTTCGCGAACGGTGTCGATGCCCTGGCCGCCGATTCCCGGCTCACCATTCTTGCCGCGATAGTTGATCAGCAGCTTTGCCAGCGCGCGGATGCCGTTCTCTGGGGAGTCGAAGCGGGCGAATCGAGGCTTGTTCACGCCCTCTTCAAGCCCGAGCTGGCCTTGCCACTGGTTGCGGGCGTTGTAGTCGATGTTGCCGGGGTTGTTGTTACGGACGCCACGAGGTGTGATCGGCATCGGCTTATCTCCAGATGAAGCGCAGAGGCTTGGACATATTGCCCTTGCTGCACGCGCATATAACGGTTAGGGAAAACACAAGACCCATGACCCAGGGCTGCGTGTTGAATACGAGGTTTTTCCAGTCGAGCATGCCCTGCATGAAGGCAGCGGAAGAGCATCCGCCGATGATGATGGCCAGCACCGTGGGAGTGAACCGCTTACGCTCTTGGCTCACATAGCCCACGATGTACCACACCGTGACGACGTGCAGCACCAGGCGGAAGCCGAGGATGATCTCGCTATAGTGCTCCGCAAGCCACATGAAGAGCATGGCAAATACGTTTGACTGTTCACTGAGGATCATTTGGGTTCCTCGGCTTAAGGAATGGCAGACGGTCCAGTATGGTCGCCAGCCACTTGGGCAAGGGGCCATCGTTCCGGATCATGATGTTGATAACACCGAAGACCGTCGCGGCAAGCGCTGAACCTGAGACAGCAACAAACATCGCTACGCTCCCCCAATGTTCAGAACCGGCAGCCGCCGTGCCGAGTGAATAGCCTACGCCCCACGAGAAAGCCAACAGCGAAACCTTTCGGATCACCGGGCGGCGATCAGGATCTGGAAAGGCCAGCAGGAAGAAGCAGCCAAACGCAGCGCCGCACGCCGCAGCCGGGTGAAGTCCCTGGATGACAGAGACCACGAACCAGCCGAGGTACGTCGCCAGCGCTTCCGGGCTTGGTTCGTTCATCGTCCATTATCCCTGTTGATTAATTTGTGATCATGATACAGCAGGCATTGGGAAGCGCTCTTTGATTTCCTTTACCTTAGCGCGCCAGTTCGTGTAATCCGGTTCAGCGCCAGCTTCAAGCGCATCGAATTCGGCTTCGATTTTCAGCGGGTCCGACTCGGCCCGGTAGGCGGCGGATCGACGCTGCTGGGCCTCTTCAATGCTGACGGGCGCGGCTTCAACGTAGTCGACCCACTTGGGAGAGCCTTTCGCAGTAGCGGCCAATACCTTTCCGGCTGGCTGACCTTCCGAAAACTCGGCTACTTGCTTGGCAGTCAAAGCCTTCGCATCCGCCGGCCATGATCCCAGCTCTTCAAAGAAGGCCCGGTTTTCACCTCGGTAAAGCCCAAGCGTCGAAGGGCTGAAGAATACTGAACCGCTGGCGTCTTCTTGAGCATCCGTTTCAATGTTGTCGGTCATGTCAGATCCCCACCGAAATAAAGTAGAAGGTGTTCGCTGTCCCTGAGAATGCGAAGGTGGCGTTTTGCAGGGTCTGTTGGGTGTTGGCCACCACGCGAAGCGACGCGCCGCCATCAATCGCGAGAGCTGCGATATGGCGCAGGCCATATGCAGACGGCAGGGTTACGGTGAAGCTGGCGTTACCGCCGGCATTGGCCACGCCCATGTTTATTGTCAGGTAACGGATTACGCCGGTTGTCTTGTCTCTGAACGGAACCCGCACGTAATCGCTCTGGCTGGTTCCGCCTGCACCCAGTTGCGCGCCGATGGAGGTAGTAGCGAGCGCCGATATCGCCGCGCCAAGCTGAGAGTAATCCCCTTTCACAAGGGTGATGCCAGCTTGCTCAATCGCACGGCATACGTTTTCCTGCAAATCGTTCAGCCAATCATCGCTGACAACTGTCGCCGGCACACCGCCGGTTGGAGAGCCTTCCGTAAAAAGGTTGTCAGCCGTGGCCGATGGTTCGTCAATTCTGTGCATTGTCTATTGCCTCAAACCTGCGGGGCTATTGTGGCACCGACTTCTACAGTGAAACCCGCCAGCAACTGGAGGGCCGCGATAGAAACGGCAACTTTATCGATTGCAACGTCAATCCCGGCGTTGGCTGGCTGGGTTCCCGTGCCAAATGATACCAGTGTCGTCGTCGCCGATGGAGCTGCGACATATACCGCCGCAGGCTGCCCGCTAAGCGCAGCCGATCCGCCGTTATGGCAAGCAATGGGCAGGCGGCTTGTTGATCCGTGAGTGATGGTTGCAACGTTCGCGGCAACGGATGCGGAAACAATGGAAGCCAGCCAAGTGCCAGTTACCGCAGCGAGTGGACGGCCAGCGAAAACCGTCCCTTGACTTAGTGAGATCATAACCCGCAGGTCGATATAGAAATTCACGTCGACGAAGAAATCGTTGCCCGAGACGAAGGGGCTCGCGTGAGCTGTGATGCCTTCCTGAACAGCGATCTGCGAAAGCTTGACCGACGCCTCGAAAAAGTTGTCTGCGCGGTTAGATAGCTTGAAGCGAAGGGTGTTTGCCGATGGCACGGAAACAGCCGAGATGCCAGATGTTCTGAACCCCGCAAGCGGATCGTCCTTGCTTGCAAGACGCCAAGAACCACCCTGATAAGATGCCAGGGCCGAGGCTCTTTCACGGCGCGACCACAAAGCGCCCGCCCGGTCATATTCCAGCATGTCGGGCATGGACTTCGGGCGACCGAAGACTTGGGCGAATGACTTGGCGGAAAAATAGCCCATCACGTTGTATCCGCGCTGGCTGTAATGCTCGTCGGTGTCGTCCTTAAGGAAGCCTTCCTTGACAGAGAACGTGGGGCAGCCGTCGAATACAATCGCAGCCGCTGGAGTGTTCTGCGCCACAAATCGTTGGGCGGCCTGGATCTGATACCAGGTACGCTCAAGTCGAGTCATTGGGCAACCCACGGTGCATATACCGAAAAACTCAGAATTTATGTCAGCTGCCAGGTTTGAAATCATCGACACGAGCGCTGCGCGATACGACTCAAACGAAGTGTCGTTAAGCTGGTCGGTCTCGCCCTGATGCCAGCAGACGATAGTTCTACCAAGGCTCATTCCCTGCGCCACAGCTGCCTCTTTCGCCGCCTGAACCGCGCTCACAGCGTTGGCGTAATACCCGCTGGCGTTGCCCTTGGCGAGAGTGGCTATAGGCATTGCACCGCGCGCGGCATTCACCACAATCAGGCCACGACGCATTTCCCGGAAATACTGGTTCGCAAATTCTGCCCACGCGTGGCCGGTTGAGGTTTCGCCATTTGCCGACTTCATGTTCTGAATGATCGGCTTTATGGTCGATGTGTCCACGTCGAACATCATAGAATTGGCCAGAGGCGCAGGGAACCCGGACACGTCACCCGAATTACCGGCAAGACCCAATGCGTTACTTTGGCCGTAAGCCAGGAGCACGTCATATTTTCCGTCGAAAATGAACCCGGCCCCCGGAGCCTTAAGCTCGTCAAGACCTTGCAGGTCGCTCTCGGCCTGATCCAGCCTGGCGTCAATCGAGGGATAGTCGCCTATGGCCTGCTGATTATCACTTATGAACTGGGCCAGCGTGGGATAACTCCCACCATCTCCGCTGATTGTTCCCATCTCGCCGCTCGCGAAAGTACCGGCTTTCTCGGCAGCTTCCACCAACTTATTTTTGGCAGCGATTATTTCTGCGTCGATTTCACTAAGAGTTGCCATTTATGACCTCTGGAATTGTGTAGTTGATCGCAAAATGCACTTGATCAACCGATTCGATAAATTGGTTAGATTCTTCTGATCGGTATGAAAATATGATCGTGGTATGCGCAGGCTTGAGCTGGTTCAGCTTGCATTCAAGGGCGCTGTTACCCCAGGTCCGCAATGGCTCACCGGCGGCAGACAGCCCGGCCCTGAAGGATATGATGGTTGTCGCCGGCGCAGTTACTCGCCAGGTGAAGATCCAGTCAGGAGTATTTGTCAACGCATCGCCGGCCCTGGACATTCCTGCGCGAAAGGGCCTGAACTCGTCTATTTCAATCTGATATCCCAAGCTTGCAGCCACGCCGATGAAGTACGCGGCGGACTGCCCACCGACGCTGGCAAGCTTGGCTACCAGTGCGTTACGGCGTCCTTGGATCGTCGCTTCGAGTTCGCCCGAGCACTTGTCCGGCAAGCCAGCTACGCGCTCCCAATCCGACAGAAGCTCGGTCGTCGTGATGGGCATCACGTCGATTGCGAGGAATTCGGCGCGCCCATCAACCCTGGCCAACTCGGCAGCGCACCCGAGCAGCAGCTTTTCGAGGTTGGTGCCAGGCTCACGCGGGAATGCCTGCCCAGGTGGGAGCAGGTTCTTTAGCAGCTGGGCGTATTCCTCAAGTGTGTGAGCCATTACAGCGCGCTCCAGACAATGGACCCCAGAACAGGGATCTGGCCAACTGCGCCTTGGATATCTGTCAGCGGACTGTCAACGATGTTGTCTTCGACGCCGGTTGCGATGCTGACAGCCTCACGAATCTTGCTGATCGGGATCTTGCCGCCCGGCTCCGCTTCACGCAGGAATAGGTCTTCCAGTTCGGCGCGAACTGCGGCTTGCGTGGCCAGCGTGTTGGGCAGAAGCCGGATGGACATATCGACGACCAGGGTGCTGGGGGCTGCTACGAAGACTTCGGCGGTAACCTGCCTGCGTTCGTCAATGTAGCCCTGTGCCGCCGCCACGGTTGCCGGTGAAGGTACTGGAGCCGTAGCAGCCTCATCGTCGGCAATGATCACGGTGACGGTGCCCGGCCCCATCTGGCGAGGGTAGACCCAGGCCCGCGTAACGCCAGGCACTTCGAGCGCCCACGTTTCATAATCGTCTTTGCTGCCACCCTGCGGCGGTTTCTGGATGCGGTTGATAACCCGAGCGCGTAACGCCTCGATGGTTTCCTGATCGACGCCGCCGCCGATGCCAGGCGCTACCACGAGAGCGGAGGACCGCACGCCGTTAACTGGCTGGAGCAGCGAGATAGATACGCCCGCCGCCGTGTTGCTGGCAGACCCTGGCGTCTCGGCGCGGACGCTGACCAGTGCGCCCGAGGCCCCGAGAATCACATCTGAAATGGTTCGGAATTGCACGCCATCTGTCCGCACGAGCATCGTACCTGCGGGAACCGGAGAACCTGCGGTGCCGGTCAGCTGAACAGCGTTTATGCCATTGGCAAAGGTGGCCGGCTTGCGTCCGTTGGGAAGCCAGATCGATGCCCAGCGCAGCAGGTATTCGTCTTCGGCGGTGTCCGGGAGCGCTTGCCGGGCGATGAAGTCGAGGTAACCGTAGAGCGAGTGAACGGCCCCTGCTTCGGCCCGCGCCAAGATTCCCGCCAAAGAGCGCCGCAACAGAGTGGTGGACGCACCAGGCAGGCGGCTGGCGATATCGGTGGAGACCCGTTCGATCAGGTCGTTAAGCGTGGGTCTGGCGAATGGCATTTATCGGCCTACCTTCAGAAGTTGGGCGGCCCACTGATAATTAAATCGGAAGGCGACAGGGTTGGAAGAGCCGGGGCGGTAGATGAAAACCTCGATCAGCATCCAGCCGCGCGCCGGATAGCTGGTCTGGACTTCCACGCGTTCGGCTACTTTGTCATCGATCAGCCATCGCAGAGACTCGGCGGCGTAGCCTCTGGCGCGGGCAAGAATGCTTTGCAGCTGTTTGGCTCGACGGATCGTCCAGAGGCGTGAACCGGTTTCGTCCGATGGATCCAGGTCGGCCCAGTAGCCCCGCAGGTCACCGTCTCTGTCGATGGGATCGATCATGTCTTCGGTTGCCCGAGCATCGCTGAACAGGCTGATCAGCACGGCTGTTTCGAGGCCGTCATCTGCGGCAATGTCGCCGACCGTGAAGCCCACGTCTATCTGGCCATCGTAGAGTTCAAGCGCAAAGTCGGTCATGGGTTCGTCATCCCGGTATTTCCGTTGCCGGTCTGCACGCCGGAATGTGTGTGGCTCGCGCCGATGTTAACGCCGTTGTGCGTGAGGCGCGGCGATTCGATGGCCACTCCAGCGCCGGTGATGGTGATAGAGGATCCGCCGGCGACGATGCTAGCCGTGTTGGCCGCAACGACCTCGACGTCCGGCGCGGTCACGTCCACGCGTAGTTTCGCGATTACCGAAATCCCCTCGCGGCCCAGCAGGATCACGTTACCCAGGTCGTCGTATAAAACGACCTCGCCCTCTTTAAGATTCTGGTAACGGAACTTGCGGTTTTCGGCAACGATGATGATCCCTTCAGAACGGTCGCCGCCGAGGAAGCCGATAAGGCAATCCGTGCCAGCGGCGGGCGGTAGCGAACTCATTCCGTAGTTTTGCATGCGCGGGGTATTGTCGATCAGTTCACCTTTCAGAACCTCGACCTGCGCCGTCTGCCGACCGCCTCTGTCAACTATCCGCCGGATGATCGCCCGGCCTAACATGTTAAGTGCTCGGCTCATCGCCCAAAGCCTCCCGCCAAATATCACGCCCACCCTTCTGGGCTCTTTTTTCCTTTTCCTTGTCGGGCGGCTCTGGGCTGAATGCTTGAGGGCTTACAAGGTCGAGGTCACACACGGTCCCTTCGCTGGGCGTGCGCCTGTAGGTTACCTGACGGATAAGCATGTCACCATCCATCCGCAGGAACGACGCCAGCACATGCACCAGCAGGTTGGGACGCCAGAGGCTTGAGCGCTCCGAGGTGCCTTGCCGCCAGCCGCGAACGGTCACGGCGGCTGAAGCAGATCTTCCAAGCCTCATGTTGGCTTCCCAAGTGGCGCGCGCCGTGGCGCTCATCGAAGTTGAGCCGGTTTCCGCGACGACGACCATAGGCCTGTATCTGGTAACCCCCGAGTCCGTCGCCTTGGCTTCGACATGGATGGTCTGAGCGTCATCGCCGCCGTCCACCTCGATGGGCGAATTGTCGTCTCCGTCATCGGGTGCCAGGTCGTATGCCGGCGAGCTGGCTGTCTGGCTCTTCACGACGTACAGGCTGAACCGCTGCGAGGTGTCCAGGTTGCCAGATCCCGAGATGATGTTTACTCCCTGCTGGAGATTCATCCCGGCGCGCATAGTGCCCGCCCGGGTGATGAGCAGACCGCCGCCGATATCCGGGGTTAGCAGGCAGGTGCGGAAACGCGCCAGCCGGTCGAGCGCTGAGAATGCCGTCTCACCCTGCTGAAGCTTGATTGTGGGAAACTTCTCGCCCACGTCCACATCGGCGCGCACTGGAATTCCGAACGGTTTACAAATGATCTGGGCGATCTGCAACAGCGTCAGGTTGGTCCACTGATCCGGCTCGTGGTAAGCCGTGCAGTCCACCAGGTCACACGTCTTGTCGCGGCCCTGGATCTCGATAGTGTGGCTTGTGGCGCTGAAGCTCGGGCGGAACTGGTCGACGTATCCGTTGACTACCAGCTCGCCGTCGATCTTGATCTGGCAGGGATCGCCGTTGAGGATCGGCCATGCTTCGATCTGTGAAGGCGTTCGACCGTCGCCAGCCCATCGTTCCGTCAGGCTGATCGAGAACGCACCAGCGATTGCGTCAATAGCCGAAGTTATCTGAATGTCCGTCCAGCCCCGGTACACGCGGCCCTTGATGTACAACTCAACCTGATCAGCCATTGCTCAATACCTGAAGTGGCGCGCCGCCGTTGACAAAGCCAGGATGCCGGACCATGTTCCGCGTAACTATCTGCGTGTCTAGCTCGGCGTCGTCGTAAAGCGTCTGGGCGATTACAAGCGCAGGGCGGGTAGATGGCGAGGTGTAAGCCACCAACGTAGCCTGGCTCTGGTCAGGAGAAGGCAGACCGGCAACCAATTCGGCGCGGGCTTGAGTAAGCTGCTGGTATACGGGATCGGATGTGGTCTGCTCCGCTTCCCTGTCTATGAGATCGGCCACCACGTCGCGCGCATCAACGGCGTCGTCAACGGTGTCGTAATCCTTTTCAACGGCAACAACGGCCAGCTCTGCGGCTGCGGTCTGCCTGATGATCTGCGTGATCGCTGCCTGATTCTGGATGGCCTGCGCCCGGCTTGGCGTCTTGGCCGATGACGAGGAATCGGAATCTGAATGCGGGAACAGGCCAACCAGACCGGCCAGGATTGCGCCTGCACCGCTACCGAAGGTGTTGCGGATGCCGCTGATCAACGACGTGAATCGGCTCGCCAATGCTCCAGGCTCGCCGACCAGAGTGGAAATGCCGCCGAGGAAATCGCTGACCTGAAGCTGATATTCCGAAATCGTGGATGAAACCGCGTCTGCCGTATCGCTCACCACTCCAAAGATCTCGGAACCTTCGGTGTAAAGCTCGCTGGCAAACGCGGTTGGTGTGGACAGGTATTCGCCCAGCGTGGTCGCCGTGTTGGCCGCTGCGTCTCGCACGTACTGAGGGAAACCTGACGTCTTGAACTTGTCGACGAAGCTCCGTTCGGCCTCGACCTGAATCATCTCTGAGCGGTCCGCCAGGACGTTTACCGCGTCAACCCCCTCAGTGGGCTGGCTGAGTTCTCCAGCCTCCCCAAACGAGACGGTGAAGCGGCACATGCGACCCTCTTTATTGTCGTGCCGGATGCGGAAGCCGGAAGCGCCTACGGACTTCTCGCCGTAGCGTGGATGCACCAGTCGCCCAGGGCCAGCGGTATCGCGGATGGCCTTGATCAGCTCTTGCATCTGAAGGTCGTAGTCATCGCCGATCAGATAGCCTTCGACCTGGAACACGTCAGCGGCGCGGCCCAGGTCTTCGAGTGTCGGCACGTCGACCAGCGCCGCCGTATGGGTGACCTGCCGCCGTCCGAATTCTGCCTCGTCAGTGCTGACGAAGAAGTTGACGCCCCGGAAAGATGCCGGCTGAAGCCTGTCTAACCAGCTCATTGATCCTGCCTCATCATCGAATAGCCCTGATTGGTCTTGATGTTCGAGCCGCCAGTCGCCCGCGTTTCAACGTTGGTCCCGGTCGGCATGTTCTTGAAGTCAACGGTGATCGCCGCTTTCGCGCTGGCCAGGCCCGCCGCAATGGGTCCGCCCTCTGGTACAGCGGTGTAGTTCTGGTCTGGCGCAGGGCTGCCGCCGGCCCACTCTGGCAGCACGCCGGAAACCTTGTTCTTGATGATCGAGCCGATATCGATCCCGGTCAGAAACTTGATCACGCCATTGACGGAATCCATGATCAGTCCGGCGGGGTTGAACTGGTTCCACATCTCGATAACGCCATCGATAAGCCCGGTCTTGAATGCGTCTTTCACCTTGTTGAAGCGGTCACTGAAGAACGTCGCGATGCTGTCCCAGTTCTGGTAGATGAGCGTTGCGCCTGCTGCGATGGCGGCGATACCGGCAATGAACCAGCCGATTGGAGTGGTCGCCAGCGCCACGCCTAGGCCGTAGAGCGAAGTTGTCACCGCCACCAACGACGGGATCAGGTACGCGACCGCCAGTCCGCCAGCGACTTTGAAGGCCAGGGACAGCGGTCCGATGTTGTCGGCCAATGTTCCCAGCGCGCCGGCCAGCGGTCGGACGGTATCCCATACGCCCTGAAGCGCGGTCTTCGCCTGCTCCAGATAGCGCGGGAGATTCTCGGCGAACGCTTCGGCGAACGCCTGGATCTGCGGACGGTACTTGATGATGTTCTCGGTCAGCTGCGACCCAAGGACCGAAAGCGTTGGAACGACCGCCGCAGCAATGGTGTTGCCGACGCCTTTCAGCGCAAGCGTGATCTCGTCCAGCACGTCGCCGAACCCTTCCCCGCTCTGCACGGCGCTGTCTGAGATGACGATCCCCAGCTCTCTGGCGCGCTTGCTCATCTCATCGATGCCAGCGGTGCCGCCGCGCAGCAGTGGAAGCAGCTTGGTGGCCGATTCGCCGAAGATGGTAATGGCGGCCTTGGCCTGCAATGACGGGTCTTTGATGCGCGAGATACGGTTGGCCACGGTATCGAAAAGCTCGTCCGTGGTCTTGGCCGTGCCGTTGGCGTTTTTGAACGAGATGTTCAGCCCCTTGAACATCGCCTGAAGCTCTTTCGATCCGCCCTTGGCGTTCGCAATGGTGATGTTCATCTTCTGGAGCGCGCCGTTCAGTTCCTCTGAGGAAGAGCCAGCCATCTGCGCGGCAAAGCCCAGTTCCTGAATTCGCTCCCGTGATGCGCCGGTACGCGCTGCGGCGTCGCCGATGGCACCCGTGGTATCGACAAAGGATTGGATGAGCGGAACGAGGGAGGCGACGCCAGCGGCTGCGACTCCCGCTATCGCCAGGCCGATGGCCCCCACCCTTTTGACGAGACCGCCAACGGCTGAACCAACGTTGCCAAATGCACCGGCCAGGATTGGAAGCCCTGACCGATCGGAAAGATTGCGGATCGACTCGCCGAGACCGGAGATGCGGCGACCGACGTCGCCGAGTGACCCTGTGATTCTGCGTAGTGGGGCGGTGATACGGTCCACCGCCTCGATTACTACGCTGAGCGGAAAGGATCTTCCGCCTGCGCCTGCTGCCGCCATTTGCCGTACTCCCTTGCCCTTTCGAGGTAGAACGCGAAGTCATCCGCGTCCATTGCTTCCATCTCGCTGGGCTGGAAGTGGAACAAACCGGCCATCAGCGTGAAGCCTGTCAGCCAGTCGCCTGGCCACGCAGCGACAGCTTTCCCACCTCATCGAGCACCGCAGTTACATCGGCGGCGTCCATGAGGTCGAAGACCGCAGGCAGCTGGCCAGAGAGACGCGCGGCCAAAGCCAACGCGTCTTCAACGTCGTTCTTGCCCTTCATGGCCATCTTGAGATCTTTGCCGGTCGCGCGACGCAGTTGGATCGTGGTGATCTCTTCGTCTGCGAACTCGATGGGATATTCCAACTCGATGGTTGCCGCTACTGCCTTGCTCATACGAATGTACCTTGTGTGTCACTTGCGAAACGGAAAGGGAAGTTGCCTTCCTGCGTGTTGCCGGTGCCTTCGCCTTCGTACCAGGCGTTGGCCAGAACGAAGGTTTTGCCGTTGGCCAGTTCGGCGGTAACGGTGGCATCCTTGATCTGAACGAGCGCTTCGAGGTCTACGTCCGAACCGTCGCGGATCTCGCCTTCCAAGAAGGCAGCCTGCGCGGTCTGGCTGTAACCGTCCACGCCGGTCGCGCCGATAACTGCCGTGCGCATCGGGAGGCCCTGGTTCCATGTGAAGTTGGCAACGGCGCGATACACCGCACCGTTTACCTTGATGGCGATCAAGCCGCCGACTACTCCAGCCATGATGATTCCCCTTACAGAATGAATTGGATTTTGTTTGCCACGATACGCAGCTGGTTGACCAGATCCGGCACCAGCAGCAGGTCCATGCGGTTGCGATCCGAGACATTGCGCTCGGCAATGCTCATGTCCTTGAAGCTGTTGATGTTCTCAACCAGACCGATCGACTGCCATTCGAGAGCCTTGGCGACCATCTCGGCTTTCATGGTCTTCGGCGTCACGATGGATTGGCCAGAGCCGAAACGGTTGCCGTCGTCGGCCAGCTTGCTGCGCGGGTACTTACGGCGCAGCGTGTCTTCCCAGTCGTGGCGCAGGTAGATCAGCGTGGCCAGGGTCTCACTGTCCAGGTACGAAACGTCGGTGCCGCCGGCGCTGTTGGTCTGGTAAGTGGTGATCAGTCGTTCCGCCTGCATAACGCCAGCCGCTGTAACGCTGGTGGTTGCGATGCCGTCGAACAGCAGAACGTTACGCTCTTGAAGGGTGAGGCGATCTGCTTCAGCAGCAGGCAGGGACCAGGTGTAAGCGAGATTCTGAACAGGCCGTGCCGGGTCGTTGGATACCGAGTAGGCCCAAATCGACATGGTTTCAGCGGCCTTCTCATAAGCCGGGGTCGGCTCGGCGATGGATGCAACAAGCGTCAGGTGCTCGCTGTTGCGACCGCTTCCGATGGTGCCGACGCTGGATACCGTGCCCTTGATCACGCCGAAGGCATGACCCTCAACCGCGCGCAGCGGACCCCAGCGCTCGTACTGGTCGTTCTCGATCAGCACAAGGTTGGCGGTGTCGGTGTAGGCGGTGGCCCAGGCTTGGAACCAGCTGTCTCCCAGGTTGGCCAGCGCGTCGGCGATGCTCGGGTTTCCAGTCCCTCCGGTGAACGCGGTGATGGTGTAGCCGGTGCCAGCCGGAAGCGTCTCGCCGTAGTAGTTCACGCGAACGTCCAGCGAGTTGCCGGTCTCGCCTTTGTTCTTCGCTGTCAGCGTCACGACGGCGGCAGCGGCGGCGGCGGTTACCGGTAGGCTGGCGTTACCGTTGATGGCTGCTGCGATCTTGGTGGCGATAGCCGTGGCGGCGTCGGTAACAGCTACACCGATTTGCAGTTGGCGGCCAGCAACGTACAGGGCCAGTGTGCCGGCGGATGTTGCCGGGCCAGTGACGGTGATCGTTGCCGTTGCTGCTGCGCCTGCGGCTGGATCTGCCAGCGGCAAGACGTAAAGGTCGGTGAAGGCGTCGAACTTTACGGCGGCGGCAACCATACCAGCGGCGACAGAGCCAGGCCCGAATAGGCCTTCAGCGGTAGCAACGCTCAGGGCTTGAACAGGAACGCCAGGTGTTGCGGTGCCAGTGCTGAGCATAGTGCCGATGATCAGGCGGCGGTATTCCAGCAGCTGAGCGCCAACGATGGCCGCGCTGTTGTCGATCTCGGTGTAATGGCCTGGCACGCGCAGGTTGGCAGGGATGCGGTTGAATGGAATTGGCATTATTTCTGCTCCTTGGCGGCTTCGACTTCTTTAACGTCGCCATCCTTGATGCGTCGACGCCAGTAGGCAGTCATGACAATGGGTTCGCCGGTCGCCGACAGGTGGCCGCCCGTGTCCGGATTGCGAACGAGGTTTTTACCCGCGGGCTTGAGAATTACTGGTTCGTTCATGGCAAATTCACCGTTTGGTTTGAATCAGCAGCCCCGACCCGGTAGGTGTTCGCTGCGGTTTTGAAATCGTCCAGAGTGTCGGCCTTGCCGGCATCCGGTAGTTCGGAATAGTACGTGATTGGGAACGTAACCGCTAAGGCTCCGTTAACTTGCTCCGGCCCAACTTCCACCAGCTGCATGCGTGTCGTTGAAAGATCAAAACCCATGTCGTACAGGTTCCAGTCATGGCGGCCTATGCATTGCTCGATTTGTTCAGCGACATGATCAAGGAAATCGTCCGTGTCCTCGCCCTCAGCCGCATGCACCTCAACGACGACGGAGACCACACGCTGCCACTGTGCTGGGGCCTCAACTACTTTGTCGGCGCTTTCATCAATCGTATAAACGACGATGGCCGGCAATTCCGATTGCCAGCCCTCTTGCTGAATGAAAGGTCTTGAGCGCTGCTTGTATACGTTCTGGCCGCAGTCGGTATTACCCAACAGCAGCTCAACCATCTTGGAGCGAATGAAAATGCGAGGGTGCATGTCACTTCCTCGAATGCGAAAGGAACAGAGTTGTTCCGGCTTCCCCGTCTGGCTGGACGTCAGTTATAAAAAATGTGTGAGTGATGCCGCGTCGGGTAATGATGATCGTGTCTGACTTAGCGCTTCGGCCTTCAGGCAGGTCAGCAGTTCGGACGCCCATCACGGGCTGGTTGCTGGACACATCCGCACCTGTGCCGCTGTCCACGGCGAAATACGTATCGTCGAAAATCACGTTGGCCAAGACTGTATCCGGTTGGCCTGGACGCCGGTACAGCGCGCCCAGGTCTTGCCGGAAAGTCTTCAATGTCTGCCGCAGGACGCGATCAGCCATCGAAGACCAGCCCATTACGCTTGCGCCGCTGGCAGCGCCACTGCGTTCAGGCGAACCCGGCCAACAGTGGAAGGGTTAGCGGCGGCTTCACTGGCAGCACCAACGAGGAAAACGCCGGCGGCGCTCACGTTGGTCATGTTGCCGCTGGTGGTGTTGAAGTAGATCAGGTCGCCTTCGGCCCAGGCCTGTGCGTTGATCTTCGGCAACTCAAACACGCCGGACAGTTTGCCAGCGAACTTACGAACGCCAGCGCCAGCAGCAGTCACTTCAGCAGCGGTGACGGTGCATTGCGGCACCACGAGGAAAGCGCCGATCTTGACCGCGACGCCAGACTGAACGCCGCCAGCCGGAACCGTCAGGTCCAGAATGTCGCCGTGTTGAACGAATGTACGCATGGTTGTTACTCCGAGAAATTGCCGCGTCCGTGCGGCGAGAAAGTGGTTACGGTGCTACACCGGCGTTTTTGTAGACGCCACGGTAATCGACGAAGCCAGCGCCGAACACCAGACGGGCCTTGACCTCGATACCGTCGACTTCGAAGCCTTCGCGGGTGTCAGTGGTCATGCCGCCTTCGCCGTCCAGGTAGCCATATTCGAAGGTCTCGTTGTTGTCGCCGACGAGGAACCAGCTGTAATCGGTGATGCGCGGTTCAACGATGACGATCAGCTGGCTGTTGTAGATCGGGTTGATCGTTGCGTTGTTGATCGGGGTGTACGCGCTGCTGGTCAGCTGGTAAGCGGCCAGTTCGTTCAGCGGGCCAACGACCAGGTAGCGCGGCTCAACGTTAATGAAGGTCTTCTTGTCGATGCCCTTCTGAGTGCGCATGGCGGTGCGTGCAGCTTGCAGGCTGGCGATGGTGATCGCGCTTGCGGTGCCGGCCAAGTTGCCGTGACCAGCCGAGAACACGTTTGCACCGTCCGACCACTTGCGGTCAGTGATGAACAGATCCCAGATCACATCCGATTCGGTCTGGCGGGCGGAGTTGGCGAGCGCGGTAGGTACGCGGTCGAACGCGCCCAGGTCGTCGTTCACCATCATTTCCCAGGTGTAGGCAATGATCTTGCCCCACTTCTCGGCGCGCATCGGGCTGCCTTCTTCCGGCAGGCTGCCATATTTGTACTCGCCGCCCTCGCGAACTTTCTCCAGACGGGATGCTTCGCCCAGCGCGATAGAGGTGCGCTCGCGGAAGTCGACGAAGTTGTTCTGAGTGCCCAGCGGCAGCCAAGTAGGCTCGCGCTCTTCGTATGCCGCACGCAACGAGCGGTTGATGGTGTTGCCCAGGATGCCGGGGAAATCGGACGTGCTGTGCATGCCGGCGGCGCGCTGCTGGCTCTGGCCGGAAACGTTCAGTGCCAGCTTGGCAATGTCTTGGCGGGTCATGCCTTCGGGATTACCGCCGGCCATGCGGATCGATTCGCGAGCCAGGTCGATCATGGTGAAGCCACGGAAGCGTTTCGCGCCCTCGGTGACCTTGTGCTTGCTCGGCGCGGCGCGGTGCAGAATCGCTTCCTGCATTGCTTCGCGTGCTTTGTTGATGTTGGCTTGGGCCACGTTGCCCCCGTTGCTGCTGGAGAAATTGGATTGGCGGGACTGCAATGCGATGAGCATTTCGAGCTTCGCGTCGGATACGCTGACGCCGCGCTCGATCAGGTCTTCGATGGTCTTGCCTTCGACCTTGAACTGCTGGCCGAAAGTGCGGATGGCTTTGGCGCGGGAACGTTCGCGCTTCTCGCCGTCTTCACCTTCGCCGGCTGCGGCTTCTTCTTCCTCGCGCTTCTTGCGCTGCTCTTCGGTCTCGCCGGCAGGCGGTGCATTCGGCTGGCCTTCGCCATCTTCGCCGCCACCAGCAGCGCCGGTGCCTTCGTCCAGGGTGTCGAGCGCCGCGTCCAGCTCGATGGCCAGGGCCTCGATCTCTTCTTGGGCTTCAACGATCTTGGCTTCGTCCTCGACTTCGCGAGCTTTCACCAGGGATGCACGGGCTTTGTTCATAGCCGTGCGGATTTGTTGGACAGTACGCATCTGAGGTTTCCCCTTACTTCGATTGGTTACATTGGCGGTGAACGTGCGGGGCGTCACGCCGCCGCGGACTTGTGCGCCGGCGTCAAATGGCACCGGAACAAAGCTGATTTCGAGCGGTTCCCAGTCGGTAGCGATCAGCTTGTCAGGCTGTCCGTCTTCGCCGATCACGCGCTCATAGTGGTATACGACATATCCTACAGAGATGTTGCGGATAATGCCGTTTCGGATATCGCTGACGAGATCGGCAATTTCTGCGCGGTTGCTGAACTTGACGATTGCATGACCTTCGCCGTCGTCGATCCAGGCCGAGGTAACAACGCCGATCTGTTTCCGCATCTCGTGCGACTGGTGGGCGTCCAGAACGGGAGCGCCAGAGTTGAGGCGATCCATTCGGATGCTGGCCTCATCAACGCGAAGGGATTCGAGATAGACCTCGCCGTCCCATTCGCATCGCTCACCCTCGGCACCCGTGGTCCAAACGATCTGGATGCTGTTTTCGTCTTCGTTGAAGGTCGCCGGCACGAAGGCCGCACGCGTAGAACGCGCCGGCATCGTGACCTTGCGTTTTTTTCCTTTTGGCATTATGTGGCCTCTTCGGTTTCGGCGAGTGTACCAGCAGCAGCAGCAGGCGCAATACCGGCCCCGGCTTTGGCTACGTTGCGCGGATCGCCGTCAAACAGCAATCCAGCAGCGTCGAGAGCGGCATTATCTTCCTGAATCTGCCTGATGTGCGCTTCGGTATCGTTGATGCCGCGTTCTTTCAGCATGCCGCTGAAGCTGAGGCCGCCTATGCGCAGCTCTTTCTCTATGGCGTTCAGCTCTTGGACCGGATCGATCAGGTCGCGGCGCGGCGCTACCCAGCCCGCAGGGATCGGCTCTGACCAGCCGTTCTCACTGAGCGCCGCCGCCTCGTTGAACCAGTCCCAAACGCGGGCGCACATCTGCGGCACGATCATGTGCCAGCGCCATACGTCTATGTTGCGACCGAATTCAAGCCAGCCCATGCGGCCACTTGTGAAGCTGACGCCGTTCAGGTCGCCGGTGAGCACTTCGTAAGGCAGGCCCAGGCCGACAGCCGTCGCACGTAATGACTGCTTGCTGTACGACTCGTAACCGCTGAAGGTCGGCGGCGTGCCGAAGGTGACAGACTCGCCGACGTTCAGCCGCTCCAGCATGCCGGGCTCTATGGCCTCGGGCAGCATGTAGTTACTACGACCGGTGGCAGCGGCTGTCATTTCTGGTTCAGTGGTGATGATCGCCGCGAAGCATGCCGCTACCTTGGCCTGCTCGATCACCGCGTCTTCCATCTCGTCGAAGTTGCGCATACGGAGAATTACCGGAGCCATCCACGAGTAACCCCGCGTCTGACCTGGCCGCTTGCGCAGGAAGATGTGGGCAATGTCTTCGGCGGGTACTGGCTCGCTCACTGAGCTGGCGCGGAGGTTGCGGATGTTGCCGCCAGGGTGATTTGGGAACAGCCAATAATGCGTGCGCTTGCCGGTCTGGTCGTACTGGATGCCCTGCTCGATGTAGCCGCCCTCGGCCAGAGTGGTCGTCTTGTCTTCGTCCAGGTGATCGGCTTCGAGGATTTGCAGCTTGAAGTTCAGCGCGTTCTCGCCACGCGCCCAGACCCGCCGCAACAGAACTTCGCCGCTTTCCGCGATGGACTGGATCGCCAGATTCTGCATGCCGTAGAAGTCTGAGATGCCTTCAAAGTCGCAGGCCGTCGTCTCTGCCCAGCGCGCCCACATCTCAAGCGCACGTTTCTTCTGGCGCGCTCGGCCTCGCGGATCAGGAACGATGCCGTAACCGACCGTGTTTGATGCGATGGCAGATATGCCTTTCTCGGCGTATGGGTTGTCGCGGCGCATGGCCCTGGCGCGGTCACGGAGCAGGCCTTGGCCCTGGCCTATCACCGTGTTGGCGTCGCTCCCGGTTGTGCGCCAGCCGTCCGTTCGCCGGCCACGGGACGCAGCCTCAAACCCGCGCATCTTCTTCAGTGCGTTGCGGGCCATCTCCCGCTTTAGACCGGCGGCGGGGTTGAAGGCCGAGACGATGGAGTCGAATAAATTCCTCATGGGCAGCACCGCCCGTCCTGATGGAACGGCAGGCACTCGCTCCCCTCTTCCAGATGCAGGCACGGTGCCGGGCTGTAGCCTTTCGAGAACGATGCGACAGTTCGCCGGCGGCTGCCTGCGCCCATGCCAAGGCGTCCGGCCAGGAGTCGCAACAGCTTCAGCATCTCATCAGTCGAGCGGTACGTGACGTTTTTCGACCCGCCTGGATGGCTATAAGAAACACTCTGGGCACCTGAGAAAATGGCCGCCTCAAGTTCGTAATAATTCTCGACCGTAAGGCCGCTCACGGGTAATACATTTTCTGGCGTCATTTTCTGCGGTTCCAGTATTTAGATGGACGTCTATCGGGCTTTTCCTCGGCTATTTCCGATTCTTCGCCGTTCTCGATTCCGAGCGATTGCTCCAGTTCCTGCCAGTTCTCTTCGGTAAAAGTGTCGATCCCGACCAGGTTCGCCGCCGCACGAGCGTAGACAGTGCAGTCAAGAACCTCATTTCGGGCGCGGGTCTTCTCCCAAATTGCGGTCATCCTACCATTTACGCGTTTCATCACTCGTTGTTCGGCGCAAAGCTGCAAGAAGAATTCTTCTTCAAGCTCGGGGAAGTGGATGTAACCCCGGCCCAGTGGCTCACCCTCGACAGCCTTGTACCGAAGCTGCTGATACAGCTCGGACTTGACGATTGGTAGAGTGATGTTCCAGAGCTTGGTGGATCGGGCGCGGCGCTGGCCGTTCGGCTTGATCTGTATCGCCTTTGCGCTGCTGACCATGATGCTGCCAGTCGGCATGCCCTTCACCGCCATGACCATTCCCTGCGGCTGGCTGGCGCACCAGTCGTAAACGGTCTGCGATTGGTCACCAGAGTCGACCGCCAACATGGTGATGGGCATAGCCACACCTGCGTGCGTGTGCGGGTAGTGTTTCTCACGCAGCCTCGTCAACTTCTCCCACGGACCGCCCGGCGTGCTCGGGTCGCTGGTGTCGCCGTGGAACTGCTGGTGATCGACAACCCAGCGTTCGAGGTTGCGGCCCCAGGCAAAGGTCACGACCTCGATCCAGCCCGCGCCATCAACGCCGCGCTGAACGTCCGCCGCCGCCGTCAGGATCAGGCCGCCTTTCGGTATAACGCCGAGCGGGTAATCCTCACGCCGATCAAACAGCGTTTTCCACTCGGGCAACTCGCCCTGCTCTTTCCAGGTCTCGGCCAGCTGCGTGTTGACGAATACCTTAAGCATCTCGGGGGAGCGACGCGCCTTTACGAACTTTTCAGCCAGCTTGCTCACGGGCTCCCAAGGGCTCGCCAGCTTGTTCACCTTGAACCCGGCGTGACCATTGAACGGCGCGGTTGCAACCCAGCCCCGATCAGGCAGGAAGCGCGTGGCCTTGATCGCCCGCCGACGCTCGGTCTCGGTCCACGGTTCGCCGCAGTCCGGGCAGTGGTACAGCGCCGTGCTCGGATGGCCCTCGTCCCATCGAACGTTTCGCCAAAGCATCTCAGATCGGCCATTGCAGTGCGGGCACTGAGGACAGAAAACCCGCTTGTCGCTCTCTTCGTACGATATGGCAATCCGGCTCCCGCCGCCGTCCTCAGTCGGCTCAAGCGTCGGCGAACAAACCAGGATCTGTTTCCAGTTCCAGAAAGTCGCAGAACGCTCGGCCAGAATGCTTACAGGATCACCCTCATCGCCAGCGCTGCCAGGGTACTTGTCCACCTCGTCGCACAGCACCAGCCGCACGGGGCGCATCGCCAGATCGCCGGGGGCGTTCGCGCCGACAATGGTGATCTGCCCGCCAGGGAACTGTTTGTGCAACGTCGTGTTGCCCGAGTCACGGGATTTCTTCGGCACCAGCTTTTTGAGTTCGGGGCTGGTGCGGAACATCGCATCAAGCCGGTCTTTGCTGAACGCCTCGCCGGCCTTGATCGTCGGCTGCATGACGATGATCGGCGAAGGGTCTTGATGCGTGAAGTACCCGACCGTGTTCAGGATCAGCTCGGTCTTCATGAACTGCGTGCAGCACATGACGGTGATGACGTGTATCCGTGGATCGGTTACGGCTTCCATCGGGCCGCGTGCAGCCTCAACGCGGGCGGTAGACCACTTGCCCGGAATACTGGACGACTCCGAGGACAGGTAGCGGTATTCGTCTGCCCACTCGGGCAGGTTCAGGTCAGGCGGCGGTTTGAGTACCGCGCGCGCCTTCCTCAGTCGTTCCAATAGCATGGGGGTCTGATAGCTCCGTCAAGGCGTCGTTGTGGTACTGCTCGATAATCGCCTGTACTTCCAGGAGGTTGCCGCTACCGAAGTAATCGATCAGTTCTTGGGCCAGCGGGATCTTGGACGCCTTCAGCTTTGCACCGACTGCGGCGTATTCCTGTTCGACCACGGCGGCCACGTCTTCGACTTTTACGTACTCGCCCAGCTGCTTACGGTAGTCGAGCTCTGCCTGAGCGGCCTTGTAGTATTCGGCACGCCTGCGAGATACGCCCACGTCAAGCAGGCCATGCTCGGGTATGTCGACAATGGGCTCGTCGTGCGGCGGGTCCGGTAGGTCTTGCGGTTTCTCGCGTGGCGGCTGGGCTTTATTCTGCGCCACCGGCTTTGCCTTCGCCGCTGGAGCGGGCTTTGCCTTCGGGGCCGGCTTCGGCTTCGGCGGCTTCGCAAGATCGGTACCGGTCTTTTTCCCGCACAGGTCAGGGCGCGCGTTATTTTCTTCCCAGACTTTCACGCCCTTTTCGCTTTCAATTTGCACCTTTCCAGCTCGCACACGGGTCGCTCCCTGCAACCTTCCACGCTTAAGCGCCTGGCACACCGCAGGGGCTGAAACCCCAATGATTGCTGCGAATTCTCGCTGTGATATCCACGCCATATGTTAACGCTCGATTAATACGTCTGGCGTCGATCATACCCTAACGGCGTTAAGTGTTAATTTTCAGAAAAACTAAAAAAAATGCGTGGCGCGAATAACCA